TCTGCCTCGCCTATTGCTTCAGTAATTTGTTCTAAATCTCTAACTGCTGCTCTAGACACAATGATAAAAAATCCCGAAGAAAGGGCATCGCTTATTCTAAAATAAAACTGAATCACTCCGAAAAACATAGCCGCGATAAAGGGTTTTCCAGACTTTAAAATAGGAACCCTCAACAGCTTCATCAGCCATTTACCAACGTTGAATTTTCCAAAGTCCGGTTGACCGGCGGCAGAACCCATGGGCAGTGGCTCAGGGGGTTCTTCCACTTGACCTGGTGGAAACAATAGAAATATTAGTGAAAGAATTGCAGCCAAAACTATTCCTGCAATTAGAACAGCTATAGCAGCTAAAACTGCCAGAACGATCATCCCCACCGGTAGCGGTCCATCGAATGGCTCTAAATAAGTGTTGAGCTGTCCATAAGATTTTGCGTTCCTTGCAACTTGTTCTTCTGTCGTAGCGCCCTTTCGTTGAATTCCTGGTTGGATGATGGATACATTAAGGTCTGGAGCTCCCTGCGGAAAACCAGCAGCGTTAGAAGCTTCGAGATTTACAGTATCTACGTTCTTCCAACCCACTTGAGTCAACAAACCAGCACCAATAGCGGTGGTAGAATCTTGGCTGTCTGGATCAGAGCCGCTATCGCCATAGTCAGCGCCACCGGCCGCCGTTAATGACATGGAAAATGCGATTTTTGCCAGTTCTTCCAGAGCAACAGGCTCGGCATTTTCATCATATCTTCCCACCATCTTTTGAATACTAAACATTCCGTTAGAATATGCTCCGTCTTCGATGTAAGGAGAATCTCCGCCTGGAGAAAACCTATTATACTGTAAAACGGTAGAGACTTTTTCTCTTACGGCTGAGCCTGGATCTCCTGAATTTTCCATAGATTCGAAAACTTCGCTCCAAGTATCACCAACCACTTGTCCCAAAAGATCATGTCCCTGCGTTTGACTAGTTTTATCTAAAAAATCAGTTAACGGCCCAAAAGTACCCCCACCTATCGCATCGGGAGTTGAACCATCGGTAATTGTGGCGTAATATGCGGCTGCAGCAGATTGAACTCCCGCAAAAAAGCCGCTGGAGTTAGAATCAGCTGTAATGTCTACAAGCGCTTGAGTTCCTAAAACACTGGGATCGTCTGGTGACGACTGCTCAGCGGGCGCATCTGGATGATAATAATTTTTTTCAGTAGTAGAAAGCATAAAAGAGCCTAGCGTCTCCACGCTTGCTTCTTTTAAATCCGAAGTCTCAAAAGGAGTTAGCTCGGGAACCGGATCTGGATTGGCCGGGTCTCCAGACGGAGTAAAATCACTATTTTTAATTTCAGACACTTAAACCTCTGATCTTAATTATCTTCCCTGCATTTTTTTCGCAGCCATTTTTCTAAATGCTTCTTTACCTTCTTTGGTAGATAATACCTCGAAAATTTTGGCATAAATTTTTTGATATGCGTCAGCATGCATTTGAGCCTCTTTAGTTACGTGGGCTTCTTGGTCAGAGCTGAGATCTTTGGTTAATTCCTGATAAGCAGATGATTCTTGCAAAGCCTCAAAAATATTTAAAGTTTTCAAGTCAGCCACTGAATCGCCAACTCCAAATGGGCCGGCACCTTCTTTAAAAGAAGTCTTATTTTTTTTAGAGTCTTTTGACATTTATTTTATTATCCTTTTTATTTATAAGCTAGCTACTTTCAAGCTAGAACCCTTCACCACTAGATCACTCTCGATCATTGGAATGGCAACATCTTCTGCCTTCATTGTAACGTTCAAGCTCATATTAATCGTAACATTACCATCTTCAATAGTTAATTTATCTCTTCTCACGGCCAAGCTCTCGTTAACTTGCTCTAATACAGCATCAATATTGAATGGGGTAATCGAAGAAAGTGACTCGGCTTGTTGGTTATAAGCAGCCACTACTTGAGCGACCCTTTCTACTGCTCCTGTCAATATATGATATTCCAAGTCCATAATTCCAGACTCATAAATTCGATGCATCTGAGTTGTTATATTTTCAGAAATATCTGCCAGCGCTGCGGTACCAGCCATCCAAGCCTCAGCACCAGAAACATCAATGACCAATTGACTTGCTTCTATCATGGCATCTGCGGTGCGTTTCCAACCTGACCAACCGATAATAGAAGTAAGAGCGTTCATCGATGATGCCATTCCAGCAGAATCAAACTCAGTAGCAGCTTCACCCTCTGGCATGTTGTCTTGATATTCTTCCCACATCTTCAGAACTGAGGAGATGCCCTTGAGCATGTCTCCAAAAGCCTTCGCTTTTTCTCCCATTCCTTCTGGCATGTGCTTCAATCCTCGGACCATTGATTTTACTAGTCCTGGAATTGCTGGGCCGATTGCATTCAATAAATCGGTCATCCCTTCAACCACAGATTTAATCTTATCATCCATGGTAGTACCACCAAGCGCGCCGATAATGCCGTCGATAGCTCCCTCATTTTCTACCACCGCCGTAATCGGGCCAGACATTGCAGAGGCTAAATCAGCCACGGCACCGATCATGGCAGCAATGGAGGCCGCTCCCTTAAGAGCATTTTCATCCATTCCGCCTGCGAGACCGACAAGCATGATAATGAGTCCAGAAATAGTATCTCCTACAGCCTCAATGAATCTTACTACCATGTTAATCATATCGTCCATGGACGTATCGCCGAACATTTCACCAGCAATACCGATTTTTGCCATGTCTATACCGAGGCCACCCACGGACGCTACGGCATCGATGACAGCGCCCACGATGTTGACGATCTTTGATACCTTATCGGGATCAACAATTTTAATGGCTGTAATAGCGTCTAGGACACGGCCCACATCCTGAAACGCCGTTGCTGCAAAATCTGCCGCAGCAGTAACTCCAGAACTAATGAATCTGACCACTGGCATGAAGATTTTAAATGCCACGCCTAAGAATGCTAGCCCAGCGACAGCTTTCAGAGATGATCCCACAATGTCGATAGCTTTTTCTACTGCGTCCATTCCGCCTGGAATGCTAGAAAATATCTTTACCATATCAGTAAGAGCCACCGCGAAAACTCCCGACGCCTCAACTAGCAACTTCGCCCCCGCTTTAAGCCCTGGAACGGCCGCTATTAATATTGGGGTTGCTGCTAGCAGGATAGCGCCACCGACGGCCAAGCCAGCAATTGCTATCATCGTCAGTCCCATGGTGCCTAATATTGCAATAATCCGCATGAGGTCTATGCCCTCAAATATCTTATGGACTTCGCTCAAAGCCAAGGCGAATGCACCACCGGCAATAACCAAGAATGCGGCACCAGCTAGCAATCCTAGCCCGCCAAAGAATAGTATAGTTCCACCGTCTGAAATTAAGCCAAACGCAGCGACTGCGCCTCCCCAAACAGCTAGAGCAGTTCCAGCAATCATTAATAAGATTTCAACAACACGGCCCAGACTTATACCGGCCAACTGCTCGGCAACCACCTTGAGTGCCAAGGCAAATAACCCGCCAGCAATTCCTAAGAATGCAGCGCCAGCTATTAATCCCAAACCGCCCTTTGTCATATCTGACACTTTTAGTTGTTTAGATATTTTAGATAAGCCCCAGACGGCCAACACTGCCACTCCAACCGCCACCAAAGCCTTGGCAAGATCTTCCCAAGAAGTACCAGAGAGTGCCAAAGCAGCAAGAGCTAGAGCGCCTGCCATTAGCACTATTGTGGTACCAGCAAACACTACAAGGGCGAGGCCAATCTTAACGGCTTTCCAAACATCTCCCTCATCGATCTCCTTTATCGCGCTTATTATCTCGCCCATGCTTTCAACTGCGCTCCTTCCAGCTCCGGGAGTCTGCTCTTCGATTTCGGGAGAATCCTGCTGAACTCCAGCCCAAATCAGCATTTTTTGCTTCGCCCATTCCAATAGCGCTGCTTTAGCAGCAGCCATCATAAGCTGCGCTCCTATATAGAGACCAATCACCCCTATTGCGCCAGCAACAATAGCTTTATTGTTTATCATAACTTTGCCGAGGCCTTTTAACAATTCCCAAACAATAGTCGGTAATGCTCTCATTAGCGCCCAAAAAGCGTCTCCGAAAGCTTTCATCAAAGCGCCTCCGATGGAATCAGGTTTTGAAGACGCGCCCTCGCCGGACAATGCGCTAGCCATGCCGCGAATTGCTTCTACCAGTTTTTCAGTGAGCCATGGAATCATGCCGCTGATTATGCCGCCGATTGCAGTAATCATCTTTACGGCGCCAGCTTTCATTGTGTCGACAGCGCCTTTGTTCCCGTCCATGAAGTTATCGAATATCCCTAATAAGTTATCCAGCAGGTTTTGTACTGCTGCTTCTGGGTCTGTCGCTAAATCCGCAAAGAATGTATCGAACACGGCCATTACTTCTTTCATCATTACTTCCCATTTTGCAGGATCAAAAAGATCAGTAAGCCCAGTTAATAAGTCTTGAACTCCAGGAAAGGCTTTAACAAAAGCTGCGCCAATTTTCTCACCTGCAGCGTGCATTTGCTCCATTACGCCGTAGAAATTTTGGGCTAGAGCAATAAATTCTTCTGAGTTGACAATGCCTTTTGTAACACCGTCAAAGAAAGCGCTGAATGGTCCGCCTAACTGCTCTGAACCGCCACCCAGAGCTTCGTGGACTTTATCAATAGATTTCGCCAGAACAAGGTTAGCTTCTTCTTGGGATATTGCGCCTGCAGCTGCAGCATCAGCGGCAGATTCAAAGTCGTCCATACCAAGCTCAGCGTTTTCAGGATCAAAAGCGCCAGCAAGACCCTCAACAGACATTCCTGAAAGCTCTGCCATCCTCGCTTTTTCTTGACGGCTCATATCATCAAATGATTGACCTGTCTCTAAGAATGACTGGCGAATCATTTCAGCTTTTTCAGCTGGATCTGCATTCATGAGATCCATCGTGTCAATAGTCATTCCAAAAGTAGCTGCTAGGCCGCTTGCAGCGTCAGCTGCTCCTTCAAAGTCGTCAGTCTTTGCAGTGATTCCCTGCAAATCTTTCATTGCGATACCAAGTTTACCGGCATACGCTGCAGTTGCAGTCATAGATTCAACCGACATGCCTCCGAACGTAGCATAATCAGAAGTCATCTCATCTAGATTCTTACCGATTAATTTAGCATCGACACCGAATTGCTGCGACAGGTGAACTGTGGCGCGGGCTGTAGTATCCAACATATCGCTCAGCTCTTGGCCGCTATGAGCTGCCATCAACTGCATATTAGTCATTGCTGTGCCAGAAAGACCTAGCGCTTTATTAGCAATCACATAAGAGTCTATATTTTTTGCAAAATCATCTGTCACTTTTCCGAGCGTAGCGCCGAGTTCGCCAGCGACTTCTCCTGCATATTGAATGGCTGCGGCCATGCCTCCTGGACCCGAGCCAAACATTGCTCCCACAGATGCTCCGGCCATACCAAGATTATCTACTGCACCTTGAACTGCTTCAAAGCCTGGACCAACTGTAGAGATGGTCTTTTTAACAGACTCCCAAGCGTTTGCAACTTCCATACCACCGCCGCCAGCCTGGTGACCGGCTTCGGCCAATAGACCCATTGCTCCAGAAAGGGCACCAAAGATACCTGTTCCAATATTTTGAACTGCGCTGAATGCGCCCGTTATTACACTTCCAATTTGCTTAAATGTAGAAGTGAAACCAGCTGAAAGATCTCCCAGAGAAATACCAGCAATGGCGGCACCTAAAAGTCCAGCTTCATCTGCTGCGATACCCAGCTGTTTTGCCATGTCTGCAAGAGAAACGTTGCTGACTTCGTCCATAATGTCTGAAAAACTGTTAGCGTTTTCAATCCCCTCTGCAAATTCATCCCAAAAGCCTTTTTGCGTTTGCCGAAGTTTTCCGGCTTGGGCGGTGGCGTTGCCGAGGGCCGAAGCCAAATTAACGCCGGCTGCGCCTCCGTCGGCAGCAGCCTCTTGGGCGCGCTGCAACGCGTCGGCAAGATTAGAGGAATTGGTGGACGAATCTTCAGTGTTGCCAGCCATCTGGGAGAGGATTCCATTGAGGGCATTGGCCAAGTTGGCCTGAGCGCTCATTGCCTGGTTTTGGGCAGCTAGCGTGCTCTGGCGCTCAACAACTAATCGATTCAGCTCTTGGTTTAGTTTAAGCTGATTTTCTAGATCCTGAGTTTCGTCAGCCATTGTGATCCTCTAGTAACACGCAGTTAACTTCAATTCATCAAATAAGTATTCCCTCAAATGAATGTTTGGCAATACTCAGATGATAAATCTGAAGCTTAGAATGGCCACTGCCAGCCGAACTCTTTATTAAATCTTTTCGCGTACTCTTTTTTCTTTTGGAGAGTTTTTTCAACAGCGTGATTAGAGCCCTCTTGCAGAATGCAATAAAGATCCTTAGAGGCCTCTAAAACCTCCTTGAATCTTTTTACTTGCTTGGGTGTTCCGTTTATTTCAACTTTAGGCTGCATGCCCAAGATATAAGCTGCCGAGCTTGCGATCAATTTTTTTCTTATGGATTCATCCATGGCATACTCCTTAGTTACCTATAATTATTATCCATTATGTGAATCTACGGAGTTTTGCTGGAACTTGTGATCGGCCCCTTCCCTGCATGGCTCGAGTAGATGCTTCATTTTGTTGCGCACCTCTACTCTGGCCGTTTGACTTCTTTATCTCATTGTTGAGGCGATTAATGAACCACCGACGCTTGTAAATCGGCAGGGTTATGCATTCACGATAACTAAACCCCATGTAATACATGAGTAGAAAAGTCTCTTCTAAATAAACTTCTTTATCATTCGGCGTCAGGCCAAAAAAACGAGGCCCCCAAGGGCAGCTTTACCTCCGACGATTCCAAACAGCTCGGACAATCCATCCAGGATTTCATGTCGATGCCAGGCTCGTGCTTATCAATAAACCTCCGTAAAAAGAGGGAATCTTTTGCCGGCATGTTTCTAATAAAAAAGCCAATTTTAGTCTTATCACTAATTCCATCAATTGTGTTGATGCTGTAAGTCAAGCGAGTGGTAACTAAATTGTCGTTTAGGTTGCCCTGCTTCTTTCTTCTTTCCTGCGTTTGAGAGATTTCTCTTTCTTCCACCCCTGTGAGAAATTTCCACCTAACTTTCTTTTTAGTTACTGGAAGTTCACATTCAAATAAATTTGCGCCCGCCACAACAGGATCAATTTCTAGCCGCTTAATTGGTAATTCTGCTAGGTTGAAGCCCTGTTTGGATCTCTGGCCGCATGAAGGACAGTCAACTTCCACTTTGTAGTCTACCCCGTAGCCGGTGATTCTGAGCGCAACCATCAAGGCATTCCTATCACCCGTAAGAGCTACATCCGGATCAAATCCTTCATCCACGATGCAAGATCTCAATAGCTCTGAAATGACTGTCCCTCTCTTGATTAGGGCTTTAGAAGTAAGAATATCTTCTTCTCTTGCTGTCATCGCCCTAATAGATAGCATCTCTTTACCGTGCATTGGGGAATCTGCAGGATAAGTTACTCCCCTCGATGGGAGAGGAACTGCTTCAACAGGTACTTCAAAACCAAAGTCTTCTGCCATTACATTTCTGGATGGAAGCCCCTGTGGATTGGCGGGCCCCGTAAACACTTCGTTTCTTTTACCTCTATCGGTTTTTTCTTCTGACATTCATGTACTCCTATAAACAAGATACCATACAATTCAAATTATAATTATGTAGCTTGTAAAATAAAAGGGGAAGCAAAAGCTTCCCCTTTTTTAATATGGAGCAAAATGGGTTAAAAAATCAGTATTGCAATACGCAATTATCGAATCGAATTGTCAGTGCAATTTCGGTCGGATCTTCCGTGCCGTAATCTAGATCGCCAAATCCTGCAGAGGTTAGAAAACAACCTTTGAGGTCCCAAAGTTCCACAACTGTTCCAACTGGATCAAGCATCTTGAGCTGGCAGTCTCTCTTGTAAAAGTCTGCATAGCCCGATCTCCCAGATACGGTCTCAGTGTGAGTTCGAACCCACTCCATTACCTGCTGGGCACCTGAGGGCGCAATTGGATCATATAGTGTGACGCTGATCGCATCATAATTGAGCTTTCCAGCCAAATATCTGCGGCTATTAATATACTGGATTTCTTGCTCTGAAATTGTTACGTTAGGTCTGGCCGCAGCCTTCATCAAGAATGCATCAATCCCTTCAATTGCGAATACCCACCGAAATTTTCTTTTGGGTTCGAATTTATTGGGAAGCATATCTCCAACTGCTAATGTTTCTGCCATTTTATTACTCCTCTGTATCTCTAATTATTAAGCTTAGCATGTTAGTTACTAAATCTCTGTACCATTATTGGTAACAACAAAGTCCAGAGAGATAAATTCGATAGATCTTGTTGGTTGCAAGAAGATCTTTCCTCTAATTGTGTTGTTTTCCACATCTGCCTGCGTGGTAGTTGTGGTATCAATAATAACCTTGAATCTATCAAGCCCTTGCTGCTGCTGAATTCTAGTAAGAACTGGATTAACAGCTGCAGAGAACCTGGCTAGAGTATCCTCTCGATTGGGTTCAAAGAGGAATGTATCTGCAATTCTGCGAACTTTTCTTCGAATATCAATAAGAAGCCTTCTGACGTTGACTCTATCTAGAGATGAAGCCACAGCCAACAGCGTCTTCTGACCGAAAACAACGACCCCTTCAGACGTGGGGAATTTAGTGATGGGATTAATATCCGCATCATAAAGTGAATCAAGATTTCCACGACTCAGATTAACTGTAGCCTGGACCACTCTTTTGAGAGCGCCGCGGGTGAATCCTGCTGGTGCATACCATGGATATGCAACCTTATCATTGTGGGCGAAAGCTCCAATGACCGCGACTGACGGGGCACACCGAACATTTGTCAGCGTGGTTGGGTCAGTAACTAATACGTCTGGGAAGTAAGCAGCTCCAAATGAGCTGTCTAGAACTCGCGACTTAAAGTTATCTACTGTGTTTCCAACGCTAACATTTTGTAGGTTGGATGCAGTAACTGCATTGTTCATTGCATCGCGCTCTTCGATATCCATGATATAAATAGCGTCAAATCTCTCTTCTGTCTTCGTCAGTGCATGGTCCGTAACCTTGGTTTCCCTAATGCCGGGAACTGCAAGGATTTGAACATCTACATCAGACTTTTCAGCCATAACATCGAGAGCCTTCATGTATGTTCTAACCGTTGGTCCATCAGCTTGCCCTTGATTCTCATCGTCCATTTCTCGTACAGCGGCCAGGTTAGATAGTTTTGACTTCTCCTTATCGAAGATGTTAACGCCATCGAATCCTCCCTGCATTGGGAAAGTGAACTTAAGGAATTTGGTCGCGGCTGGATCATCAAAGTCCTTAGAAACGTTAAGGAATCTTCCCTGGTCATAAGTACCATCTTCTTTTCTAAGAGAACCAGAAAGCTTACCATTTCTACGATAGGCAGCGAATGCCCACTCTTTGGAATCTACCACATCGCTTGTTGACTTGGTGTGAATTTGAATTCTTTCCATGGTAAAGACGTTTTGGTTAAATCTATCTGAATCATAGACGGAACCTGCACTATCCAACGCACCAGCATTATCTCCCTGCCAAGCAGCCTTGTTAAGCGTCTGGAAGTGCGGATAATATTTGGTGAAAGCCATTACTCTTTCATCAACATTTGAGTTTCGATTAGGCTCGGTAGCCGAATCGAGCGATTCAAACTGGAATCCCCACGGAAGTTTTGAGTTGACTTCCCTAGAGGGATCGGTTCCGATCGATATGTTCTGTCTCTGCGGATTGGGTGGCGTGTTGATCATGTTAAACCGCCCCGTTGTCGATCCAGACTTGATATATCTGGCATCACCGCCATAGCTAGTCGCTTGACATGCGGCGTCTAGGGTAAATATAGACGATCCTGATGTCAAGAGGTGGAAAGGTCCACGATAACCGGTTGGAAGTGAAGATTTATCAATATTTCTATTAGTAACATCTGAATGCATTTGTACTCGGATGAACCTCGAAACGTTTGGATGAGTGCCTTCTACGACCACGCGTTGGTTTCCAGCCATCTTATCAAAATCATAATAGATGCTGTAATCACCAATTCTACGAGCAATGTAATTATCCGAAGAAGGATCTAAGTTTACACCATTGTAAGTCTCTATTGCGGAATCTTCGCTTGGCGGGACTCCATCTGGTGGAATAATTCGCTTAACGAGCAAGTCGAACTGTCCAAAAGAATTATCCAGCTTGCCGTTTTTAAGGTTCTCCACCTGAATGCGAAAGTGATTACTACCATTTTCGCCATCGTCTATAGCGTGAACTTTAAACAGGTTCTTATAGTCTGATCCAAACTTCTGGGACATGACCCAGGGTGAAAATCCGGTACGGAACCGATCTTGGAATCCTTCGTAATTCGGCTTCGTTGCCGAACCAGCATTTCTGTCCAAAGAGCTTGTTAGTAAGAAAACTACCGGCTCAACGTCACCGGAACCGCTTCGAATGAAATATTCCCCACCAGCCAGAACTCCGGATCCAGTAATTACCGCGAGGTTGGGGTGGACGGTATAGCAATTATATAGATAGTGTCCAGCCTGCTGAATCTTCATGGGATCCGTATTAAGAATATTTGGTAGATAGGATGGGCTCAGCGGAGATAGCGAAGCAGTAATTCTATTGGGATATGCTTCTGTATCTGCGTGGCCATTTAAAAGCAGCGTAAATTGATAGTTCTGAACGTTGCTGATATTGATGTCCCCGACCCATCCGCCTGCTGTATCTGTCCAAGTTGTTGCGGCGACGGCAGCTGGAGCATTGTTGGTGTATCCAGAACCACTCAGAGAACCAATGACTCCCGATGGGAACATTAATACTCCTCGTACGACTGGAACAGCGTCTATAAATCCAGGAGC